GATTATGAAAGGAATTAATGAAGATGTAGATGTGATATCATTTAACCAATGGTGTAATATAGAACAATGGGGTAAACTTAAAAATTTTCACAAATATTGTTCAATACGATTTGCACCACCTAATAATAAAATCGATTATGAAAATGCAATAATGAATTTTACACCTGACCAAAAAAATGTTATAAAATCTGAATTGGTTAAGAAGATAAAATTTTATGATATCAATCATGGTGAAGATTCATATTTTATGAGGGATATATTGCCTTTATTAAAAACAGAATATCATATAGATGAATTTATTTATCTTTATTTAAACAGAGGAAATGAAACGATGAATCCATTTGAAAGATATAAAATTAAAAAATCAAGTAAATTATTATAGTATGGTATTGGGTGAAAAATATTATGTTATAGATGATATAATAACTACCGATTTACAAAAAGAATTGCTAAATTATTTTGATAACAATTATAAAAATTGGGTTCATTTTAAAAAAGATATATCACATGGAGATAATCATGGATTTTATGATTATGAATTTCCAGCTTGGTCAATTGATATAAATTCAAAAACTAAGGTAGATTCTAATATTATTGATATTGTTAAAAATATAGAAAACACAGTATTAGAAAAAATTGATATGAAATTATTATCTAATTACAGATATAAGTTAAGTTGTTATCCACCTATATCACCTTATCCGGATAGTGAAGTTTTTTTAAGACAGATACATACTGATAAAGACATACCTCATTTAGTTATGGTATATTATGTTAATGATACCGATGGTAGTACAACACTTTTTAGAAATAAATTAGGAAATACACCTATAATAAATAATAAAGTTGAACAAGAAGCAATAACGGGTGATTTTAAAAATTTAGAAGAGATTGTATCCGTATCACCAAAGCAAGGTAGAGTTGTTGTTTTTGATGGTATATTGTTACATACACCAGGATGGCCGAAGGAACACAATAGATATATTATAAATTTCAACACTATTGTAAAAACGGAAAATAAAAGTATCATATGAAAAATATAATAAAATATGAATCATTTTTTAGTTCAGAACTATACACCGAAATAACTGAATATGTAAATTCTTTAATAAGAAATAAATCTGGTTTATTTAATACAAATCTTAGTTGGCAAGATAGTTTAAAAGGTAATAGTGGATTGATTGCAAGATATGAGTTTGGTAAAAACGAATTGGATATTCTTAGAAAAATTAAATTAGAATGTGAACCTAAAATTCCATATGTAATTACAAACATTGTTATTCATATTTTTCCACCATTAAGTTACATTACATGGCATGATGATACGCATGTTAAAGCAGCATTGACAGTTTATTTAAATGAAGAATGGAATGATAATTGGGGTGGGTATTTAATGTATAAAGAAGATACTGAGATAAAGGCAATTAAACCTGATAAAAACTTAGCTGTTTTGCAGATGGATGGTGTAGAACATTCTGTAAGTTGTGTAAACATAGGTGCACCTAATAGAATTACATTACAATTTTTTTTAGATAAAGAACAAAAATTATTTTAAATATGTGCAATAAAATAATAAAAATTGAATCGGCCTTAACACCAAATGAAAATGTAATTATGTTAGATTATTTTAAAAATAATAAATCTAGTCAATGGTTTGATGGAAATTATAAAACATTTGAACATGCAGAATTACCATTGAAAAAAATACTAAACAAAATAAATGAATATGTTGATTTATCAAACATGGTTGGTATAGAATGTTGGTCACATGTCAACACACATCCTGGATGGCACATAGATTCAGATGACGTTTTAAAAAGTAAAACAGGTGAAATTAAAACACCCATTTGCAGTATAGTATACTATGCAAAAATTGAAAATTTAATTGGGGGAAATTTGATAACAGAGTTGGAAACATACACCCCAAAAACAAATGAATTAATTACATTCCCAAAAGGATTATTACATATGGTAGAACCATTTAGAGGTGAACGAATTATAATCGCAATAAATCCATGGGATTATAAAATAGAAAAATATAAATTAAACAAAACATTACTTTAATATAATTTTTTTAAAAATTATTATACTTATAGATATAAACAAAGAAAATAGAAAAATATGAGAACCGTATTAGTTGGTACTGACTTTATGTATGATAACTCAGGTAATTTAAAGCCTATTGAAATCAATACAAATGTTACTTTAAATCCAAACAGCATTATAGAAAAGGTAGAAGATGTATTCAATTTTGAAGCATTAGAAGCATTTATTACAAATAACAATTTTACAAAATTAGTGTATATTGGGGATATTGCAGAATTAAATCAGGCATTAAGTCCATTTTGTAATACACATTCAATTGAGTATACTTACTACAATGTAGGTGGTGATTCATTGACTGTACCGTATGTTGAGGATGGTGATGATATTTTAATTATCAGAAGTGCATATGATACTACCGCTATTATAGATGATACATATTGTGCAGATAAGAGTAATTTTTTACAATTAGTTGGTAATTCAACTTTTGGTTTACAATACGCATTAACTGATTCAAATGGTACTTTAATAAATACAATTAATGAAATTAAGGATAATGGAGTGCACCCAAACTTTATTATAAAATCAAGATATCCTAACTATGATATTAATGTATATCCTAAATTATTAAAAATAACAACTCAGACTGATTTAGATAAAGTAATTGATTCTTTGGGTGACCAATATATTTTAACTGAATTTTTATTTAATGCAGATAAATTATTGTTTGGTTCACATATTCAAACTATAAGATCATATAATTTGTTATATCCACCTACATTAGAATCAATTAGTTTGGGACAAAACACACAAATACCAGAATTGGATTTATTTAGTGAAACTCCAACTTATAATACTGATACTTTTGAATTAGAAGATCTTTCTAGAGGAAGATATTTAACTAATGTTGTTAGACAATCTGGTCACCCTAAATTACGCAATACCGATAAAATCGAAATGGCAGATGGTACTTGGAAATTTCCATCTGAATTAAAGGAAGATGATATTATTAAAACAATAGTGTTCCCAAATCCAAATAATACCGATACAACAAATGAATCTGCTAATTTCCATATGGATTACACAACATTTGTTAGTGGTTTAACTTATACAACTGCACCACTTGGATATGTGATACCATTACAAACATATTCAAAAATTGCAACAATAACTTTTACCGATGGAACTACTTGGACCGATGGTAATGTTGTAAGTTTTTTAACACTTAGAGATAATGAAGTTAGATGGGTAGTAAGTGGTGATTTAATTAATGGTGACCAATTAATCGGTGTAAACACAACTAATACGGATGATGCAGCGTTTGATGCGTTATTAAAGACCGTAAGTTCAGTAGTAGTTGAATCTACTATTTTTGAAGGTTGGATTGTATCGGTTAAAAGTGCAGAACACTGCTACATTGTAAAAGATACTACTACGGATAATACATTTGCATTATTTGAACATAATTTTGGTTGTGGATCATGTGCAAGTTGTAATGGACAATGTTATGTTTGCCCAAATAAAACACAACCTTATTGTAATGTACAACACATTTGTACAGCACCTAACTGTTAATTTTAAAATATATAAAATATGAGCAAGATAATTTCTGATACTGATATCCAAGCTATGAATACTATTGTTACCCAAATTGGTAATTTAATAGTTACAACACATTCATAATATTAAATAAAAGGTTATATGTTGAATTTTAAAGAAATCGTTGAAGCATGGATTATTGCGGGTAATCCAACACCGGCACAAAAGGAACTAGCGGAAGCTAGAGGTAAGATTTGTGATGAGTGTCCTTCTAAAAAAAGATTATTTAAAGAAAAGAAGTGGGGTGAATTTTGTAATGAATGTGGGTGTCCAATTGGCAAAAAAATATTCACAAATGAATATAACCCATGTCCCTTAAAAAAATGGGAAAATGTAGATGATACATTTTTCATACAACAAAAAAAGAAGAAAACTATTTTTTAAATGATTATTGAACTTCACAATATTTTATCAAGTGAAGAATTAGAATTTTTAAATTTAAAATGTTTAGATTTTAATACGGATAATTTTGATAAAATTAATAGAAAAACTAGTTCAAATTATTACAATAGAGTTTTTATTGATAATAAAGATTTGGAAATTTACTATTCAAAATTAAAAATTGCATTACAAAATAATGTAAATATTAATAGATTTAATGTAATCGATTTTTCTAAAGTTAATAGTTGGATTAACAAAGTTGTACCCGAAACAAATAAGAATGATGATTTTCATCATGATATGTCGTATATGACAGCGGTTACTTATTTAAATGATGATTTTGAAAATGGTGAATTTGAATACAAAGATAAAGATTCAAATATTCATAAAATTAAGCCTAGCACAAATAAAACACTATTAATGGATGAAACTTTAATGCATAGAGTTTCTCCGGTTAAAAGTGGAGTTAGATATAGTTTAATCACATTCTTTCAGTTCGAATCAAAAGAAAAAAAGACATTATTATAACTAATTGATTATCAACAAGTTATAAAAAATACCCTAAAATAGTTGGAAATTAGGTAAAAAAGTCGTATCTTTGACTATAAACATTAAACTCTAAGATATGAAGATTTTATCTATTATTGGTATTATATTTTTATGTGCATGTAATAAAGAAGTTACTACACCAATACCACCACAACATTCAGTTTTATTTTCGATAGATTCAGTATTAAATAGGACAGGTTCAAATTCACTTACTTTGGATAAGAATGGATTTTATCATATGATTATTGATACAATGTCTTTCCAAAACTTAGCTCGTATAACAGGTACATTTTTAGTAGATGGTAAACCAAATAAAATACCATCGCCGGTTGATGAACAAATATTATGGAGTAGTGACCATTTTTGGGTACTAAGTGCAGGTGATACTACGGCACAATTAGTAAAAACATATTTCAATACATTCACTGGAAAATTAATGACTGTTAATCTTAAACCATTAATTTCATATCAATCATATTTAATTCCTACAATAAATCCGGTTTCTTATTCAGATAGAAGTAGTGGTGAAGTTAATACAATGTTCGCACCAGTTTCGGCAATGAAAGGTGATACGATTACAATTACAGCTAAAGCAAAATATACAATAGAAATCCCAGTAGATAATTTGTTTTCAAAGATTAAACTGGATTCAATTCAAAAATCAATCAAAATTATTTGTGATTAGAATAAAATTTAGTATATTTGAGTATGATTACAATGCCGCAAACACCAATTACCGACCATTCATTTAAGAAGTGGGGAGCAATTAAAATAGAGGAAAGTGATGAAGATTCAGAATTTTATTATTGGATATTACCACTACCAAAAGAAGATGATGATGTTAGTGATAGACCTACACTTATATCAATAGCAAACGATGAATGGAAAACAATGGATATTAATGAGGGTGAATATTTAATGACCCTTTTTGATAATTTACCAATGTTAGAAACCGAAGAAGAAGTAGAATTATTATATAAAATCTTAACAAAAGAAAATCTAACAAAATGAAAAAAACAGATGTAGAATTAAAGCAGAACTATGATAAGTTTCTTGCTATTATTAAAAAGTATTTTACCGGAGAAAGATTAGACAAGTTATTGTTTATGTATTCGGAAGATGAATTAGGTGGAAATTTGATAGTATCACCTGCGAGTGGTAATGTAAATTATCACAATGCGTATGAGGGTGGTTATATTGACCACATCTTTAATGTATGTAAAAACGCAATTAAAATGAAAGAGTTATTTGCATCGCAAGGTGGTAATATTGATTTTACTGATGAGGAATTGATTTTTACTGCTTACATCACGACTTAGGTAAATTAGGTACTAAAGAGCAATTAAATTATGTACCAAATGATAGTAAATGGCATGTTGAAAGAGGAGAAGTTTATAAGAGAAACCCACAATTATCATATTTAACCGCAACGGATAGAACTATGTTATTATTAAATCAATACGCAATTGCAATTACTGAAAATGAATATTTTGGTATTAAATTAACCGATGGTTTATATGATGAAGATAATCAAAAATATTATAAGGTTTTTGATACAAGTAAATATCTTAAATCAAACATACAATATGTAATGCATTGGGCAGACCATATGAGTACAATTATTGAAAGACAGTCAGCAAAATCTGACACATTTACTTTCAATGTTGGAAAATTCTAACAAATTGTCAGTTTAATCCTAATGGTACGGATATTGTATTATATAGAGTATTATTAACAAACAAAAACATTAAATTATGTATTTAGTAGATTACAACAAATTAGTTGAAGACTGGTTCTCAACAGATTACAGTCAGAATTGGAAAACAACAGGTACTAAAACCACTTTCAAAACATCATCACAAAGAGTAGCAATTGATATTACAGATGATGTATTAGAGATTGGTTTATTAGTACCAGGACATTCAGCAGAGACATTAACATTAGATTATGAGTCTGATAAAATTAGAGTTAAATCTAAAACAAACGATGATGAAGTTACCAAACCTTCTAAAATTCAAAATGAGTTAATTCAAACAATTGATGAGACATTAACTATTGGAAAAGATTGGGATGGTGCAAAGGCGGAAGCCACAATTACAAACGGCGTTCTTTATATATCTATTCCAAAGTTTGAGGAAAGAAAGCCAAAAAAACTATCCATTAAAGTTGGTTAGTTCAGTTATATTTCGTATATTTGAAGGGTAGTCTAAACAACTACCCTTTTTTTATTATGGCAGAATATTCACAAGTATTACCTCTACGAACCGATATAAAGGTTGTAGACCAATTTGGGTTCTTACCCCTATCAATTAACAGACCTACTAAAGAAAGTAAGTTAAAATGGCACGATGCGTACCTTAACGATGGTATGGATGAACAACGCCGTAGTGACACATCAGAGTTTTTACCAGGTTATACATTCTCCGAATTCCATGCTGGCTTAGCTGAACAAGTGTATAAGTTTTGGAGTATGAAAGGTAGTAAGGTAGTTGACCCATTTGCCGGTAGAGTAACAAGAGGATTTGTTGCAACTAAATTGGGTAGAGATTACACCGGATTTGAGATTTCACCGAGAACATACGAAAGAGTTCAAACACATTTTGCAGCACATGGTGTTAAACCACATGTTATTAATAGTGATGGAACTTTAATGGAAGAAATTTCAGATAAGAGTGCAGATTTAATATTTACTTGTCCACCTTACTTTAATTTAGAAAGATACGAATCAGTTCCTGGTCAATTAAGTGATGAGAATAGATATGAATCCTTTATGAGTAAAATTGATGTGTGTATTTCTAATTGTTATAGAGTTTTAAAGAGTGGGGCATTTGCATGTTGGGTTGTAGGTGATTTAAGGACTGGTGGTGAGTTTCAAAACTTTCATGGTGATGTTATCAATTCTTTTAAGAAGCACGGATTTTTACAGCACGATATAGTTATACTAGAAAATATTTCACCATTCGCAGCATTACAAATTGGAAAAACTGCGGCAAAACGTTACACCTCAAAGGTACATGAGTATCTTTTAGTTTTCAGAAAGCCAGGAGATTATGAGATTCCAAAGTATTGCTCGCCTGATGAATTAGAACAAGAAACAAAATTAGCAGAATTTTTTAAATAAACAAATATGAGATACAAAGAACAAGTAAGAGACAATTTAAACAACATTGAAATTAGAGTTAATTATTTAAGACAAGCAACTGAGGGTAGTAAGCCTATTACTCCGCAGGATGCTATTAAAATGATTGATGAAATTTTATATTCATTAACTAAAGTAAATGAATTAGTAGATTTAGAAAGAGAAGGATAATGAACTGGCTTAAATGGTTGGTTGGTATTTCGGCAATAATCATAGCTGGTTGTGCCGCTTTCTTTTCCGTAACGGGTTTAGGTGTTCTATTTAGTGGAGCATCTATATCCGTAATGGTTATGGCGGGCTCTTTGGAGTTCGCTAAATTAGTGTCTGCAACATATTTGAAGCAAGAATGGAGTACCCTTAAGGGGTTTAACAAATGGTATCTTACTTTAGCAGTAGGATTATTAATGATAATCACTTCTGCTGGTATATTTGGTTATCTTTCTAACGCATTTCAACAACAAAATCTTAAATTGCAACAGGTAGATAGAGAAATTGCGGTTTATACAACAAAAATAGAGCAAAATTCAGCTCAAATTACACAACTTAACACTCAATTAACCAATTTATCCTCAACGCAAGGTAAAATTTTGGATAATGGTAAGGTAAATAACCGACTTTTACGTTCAATTGATAACAAAGATAAGCAAAGTGCACAAATTAACAAAAAAATTAGTGATTTGCAAGATGAAAATACTAAAAATAACGAAGAAATTAACAAAATTAAGGTTTTTAATTTAGATTTGGAGAAAGAAGTTGGTGGATTTCGATTTGTAGCAGAGGCTTTTGGTGTAGAATTGAAAAAAGTAGTAAAATTCTTCATATTTTTGATTGTAATTGTGTTTGACCCTCTTGCAGTAGCACTTATTATCGCATTTAACGGATTAATTGCTAAAAAAGAAGAAAAAGAATCGGTATTTCAAAAAGAATTAGAAGAATTTGTAGATGGATATGATGAAAAAACATATGGAGTGTATGGTGATGATAAAATCGATGAAAATGAACCTATTATTGAACAAAAACCCATACCATACTACGAAGAACCAGATTTTAATTGGGAAAATAAGAACTTATGGATAAACAATCCAGCAGCAGTTAAATATTGGATGCAAAATGGTAATTCTATTCACAAATACAATAAATTATATAGGGATCATTTAAAAGAATTAGATAATACTGATTCAATAACAAAAACATACTAAAATGGCACATAAAGAGCAAAAGGATTTTTGCGTTTCAGTTCAATCAAAGTTTCCAGATAAATTTAAAGGAGTTTCAGTATTAGATATTGGTTCTTTGGATATAAATGGTAATAATCGTTATTTATTTGAAGATTACACCTATGTTGGGGTAGATTTAGGTAAAGGTAAAAATGTAGATGTAATTAGTAGAGGACATGAATACAAAACGGATGAAAGATATGATGTTATTATATCTACTGAGTGTTTTGAGCATGATGAATATTGGGTTCAAACAATAAACAACATTATTCACCATTTAAAGAGTGGTGGATTATTTTTATTTACATGTGCAACAGATGGTAGACCTGAACATGGGACTCGTAGAACATCTCCGCAGGATGCACCATTTGTGGGAGATTATTATAGAAACTTAAATGAAGAAATAATGAAAGGTGAGATAGATTTTGATTCTATATTTAATGATTATAAATTTAGTAGTAGACAAAATCCATCAGATTTATATTTTTACGGAATTAAAAAATAATAAAATATGTATTCAGTTATAATACCCACAATGTGGAAAGCAAAAAGATTGGGTGAAACATTAAACGAATTATGTGAACATCCTTTGGTTGGTCAAATTATTTTGATTGATAATAGTGGTGGTGAATTGGGATATGAAATCATACATCCTAAAATATATCATGTAATTGAAAGAGAAAACACCTATGTAACCGCAGCTTGGAATAAAGGTGTAAGCATGGCAAAATATGATAAACTTCTAATTTTAAATGATGATATTTGGATGGATTGGAAAATATTAGATATATTAGAACCTCACGTTACTGAACAAAATGGATTAATTGGTTTAGATGAAACGGAATATAATATTGAACATTATGGACATGAGTTTGGATTAGAACCAATTGAAAGAAGAAATGGTGGATGGGGTTGTGCAATCTTTGTTCATAAAGAAAATTATTCTCCAATACCGGAAGAAATGAAATTGTGGGGACAAGATGATTGGTTATTTGTAAAAGCTAGAAATAGGAGAAAACAAAATTATAAATTAGTAGGATATACTATTTATGGTGAATTATCGGTTACAAACAATATTTTAGATGCAGATCCTAAAATACAAGAAATTAGAGAAAATGATTTAAGATTAAAAGATTATTATAACTTATATTAAAAATTATGTATTTACAAACACCTTACAAAATCAGTTACGATACAAAAAAGTATCCATTTAGAGAAATAGTTTCAAAAATGTTAGAAGTATGGGAAGGCGATACTATTCCATTAGAAGATTTACATACTTTAGAACATTATGATTTATTTGTTAGAGAAAAAGACCAAGCAACGATTTGGCATAAAAGATATTACGAAAAATATAAAACAGAATTCTTACCTACTTACTTAGAATTAGTAAAAGAGCTTAAAGAACGATTTGGTTACGATGAAATTATATATCAAGATATACCAACATTTAGAGTTCAATTAGCAGAAGGTAATTTGGGAGTGGGTGAGTGGCATAAAGATAGAACTTACAATCATGGAGTGACAGAGGTTAATTTTTGGATGCCATTTGTAAATACCAACGAACAAAATACAATTTGGATGGAGAGTGTAGAAGATAAGGGTGATTACAAACCATATACTGTTAATTATGGTGAAATATTAGTATTTAGTGGTGCAAATTTATATCATGGTAATAAAAACAATGATAGTAGCCAAACAAGAGTATCAGTTGATTTTCGTTTAGTAGATCCAGCTAAATTTATACCAAATGAAGCAGGTTCAATTAATATGAAAGCAAAATTTGATATTGGTGGTTATTTTGAGAAATTATAGATATGATATACTATTTTGGAGATAGTCATACAAAGGGGATGGAATATTTTAAACCCAAAGATTTAAATTATACATACGAACCATATCCATATTATTTATCACAAAAAATAGGTATGGATTATAAAAATATGGCAGGGGTTGGTAATAATTTAGTTAATAATGTTAATATACTAACAGATTCTTTAAAAGAATTAATTGATAATGCAAAAATAGTTGTATTTCAATTTCAATTCTTTCAAAATGCATTTTTTAGAATAAATGATAATAATTTGCAATGGAAAGACTTCGTATTAAATCCAAAGATAGATATAGATATGCTTTTAAGAGAAACTAATATTACTATGGAAGATAGTATAGTTTTATTATCATATTTAGACAAATTTGAAGAATATCGTAGTTGGTATGAAATGCAAAGAGTATATTCTATATTTAATTTTTTAGAAAGTTATGGAATTAAATGTTATTCTTTATTTTGGATAAAACCAAATAAAATTAATGTAATAGAAGATAAAAGAATGATTATATTAGATAATAATGATCCCTTTGTTTGCTCTACAAATTTAGAAAAAATATCAGATGAAACAAATGGTAAATGGAATGATGGTCATATAAGTAATAGTGAAAACATACGATTAGCCGAAAAAATACATAAATTTATTTTGAATAATTAATTATTTAATGTATATTTGAGTATTAAACATTACATATGATAAAAATAGTAACAGACAAGGGAATATTAAAACAATCAATTCCTAACACACCATTCACTAAAGAAGAACAAGATTTAGCAACAGCTGCATTATTAACCGCAGTAACCGAACAACAAGGTTTAGGTATGAGTGCAAATCAAATTGGATTAAATAAAAGAATTTGTGTAATTAATGTGAGAGAAACTCCATTAGTATTAGTTAATCCAGAAATAGTTGATGAAGGACAAGAAAAATTGGTTTATTTTGAAGGTTGTTTATCTTTACCCAAAACAATGAAAAAACCTATTAAGACAGTTCGTTCTTATAATGTAAAGGTAAAAGCAGATAATTTTCCTGACGTATTAGAATTTGGTACGGAAGAAAGAAATCACGAAGATATTAATAAATTATTTAGTGATTTAGGATTATTAGAATCAGTTTGTGTTCAACATGAAGTTGACCACTTAAATGGTTTAACAATTAGAGATAGACAATATACTGAAACTGTACATTTAACTGCATTTGCTAAATTAGGTAGAAATGAAAAATTTATTCTTAAAAAGGGTGAAGAAACACTTTCAGTTAAGAAAAAGAATTTATCAACTTACTTAGAACAAGGATGGGAGGTAGCATAATATGTTTGTAATATTAACAATATTAGTTTTACTTACATTGGGTTATATAATTTGGAATCTCCTAAAAAAATTGGAGAAAATGGAAGAATTAGTAGAAGCTCAGGATTTAAAACTACAATATAATTTAGATAAACTTATTGCAATGTATGTAGCAATGAAAGAAATAGATACTAATGGTGCATTTGAAAGTGATGATGAAGTTGGTGCCATATTTAATGATTTGAAAGATACTATTGAAAAAAATTTAAAAGAAATAGAAGAAACTAATGGGTAGAAAGAAAAAAGACACCCGTTACTTTACGGAGCAAACGGAAGCTGCTATTATAGCATACAATAAGTCAACAAATCAATTAGAAAGGAATAAATTATATTCAGAACATATCCACTATTCATTTTATAAGTTAGCGGAAAATGTATTAAATACTTGGGGATTTACTTATTTTGATGATGATAAAGAAGATATTAAACATGAAGTAATTTCATTTCTTTTGGAAAAAATTCATAAATTTGAAGAAGGCAAAGGTAAAGCATTCAGTTACTTTACAATCGCAGCTCGTAATTATCTTATTTTAAATAACAACTCAAATTATAAAAGATTTAAAGCTACATCTCAAATTAGTGAAATGCCTGAAAGTTGGGATTTGGAAAATGATTTCAAACAAACATCTCACAATGAAGAATTCAAAACTTTTAATGATAGAATGTTACAATATTGGGATTTAAATCTTAATAGAGAATTTTCAAAGAAAAGAGATATTCAAATTGCAGATGCTGTTTTAGAATTATTTAGAAGAGCAGAATATATAGAATCATTTAATAAAAAATCGTTATACTTATTGGTAAGAGAAATGACTGGTTATAAAACACATTATATAACTAAAGTTGTTTCTAAAATGAAAGAAACTCAAATGAAATTGTATTATCAATTTTTAGATGAAGGAGATATTACACAAGAATCAAAAGACCCGTTTTGGAAGAGAGTAATAACTAAATGAGAATACTAGGTATATCAGCTTTTTACCACGACTCAGCAGCTGCATTAATTGTAGATGGTAAGGTCTTGTCTGCACAAGAGGAAGAAAGATTTACCGGTATTAAACATGACCAAAGATTTCCTATCAATTCGATTAATTGGATTCTAAAACAAAATAAACTTAAGATTAATCAAATAGATAAAATTGTTTGGTACGAAGATCCTAAAAAGAAATACGAAAGATTTAAAGAACAATATCACAAATATTTTCCTAAAACATGGAGATTAACTAAAAAGTTATTGACATGGAAAGGTAATAATGATATTGATTCTATTATTAGAAATACATTAAAGTATAGAGGTGAAATAAAATATTGTGAACATCATCTTTCTCACTTAGCATATTCATTCTATACATCACCATTTACCGAATCACATTTATTCTCCGTTGATGGAGTTGGTGAAAATGAAACAGCCGTATTAGGGTTGGGAGTAAAAGGTAAATACATTCAACAATTAGAAAGAAATTATTTTCCACATTCATTGGGTTTATTATACGCATCAGTTACAGCATTTTTAGGATTCAAACCTAATAGTGGTGAATACAAAGTTATGGGATTAGCAGCATACGGTAATTCTAAAGATATTTATAAAGAACAATTTGAAAAGTTAGCAAAACTAAACGGAAACACATTAGAATTGGATTTGAAATATTTTTCATTCCATTATTCAGAAAGAGGTATGTTTACCGAAAAAATGGCTGAATTATTTAATATAGCACCGAGAACACCTGAAAGTGAAATTGAACCACAATATATGGACATTGCATTTTCATTACAGACTCATTACGAAAGATTATTCTTTGCAATGTTGAATAATTTTCATTCACACTACCCAATGGATAATTTATGTTTAAGTGGTGGTTGTGCATATAATGGTTTAGCAAATGGTAAGATAACTCTAAATACTCCGTATAAGAATGTTTATGTACCACCTGCTCCATCTGATGCTGGTAGTGCTATTGGTTGTGCATTATATGAATTTTATAAACACAATCCTACACACCCAAAGGTAGATAACCATAATCCCTATTTAGGTCCTCATTATCACAATGCAGATTATCTTAATGTACTTCATAGACTTGTTCCTAAAGATAAGATTAAACACACTCTAAACCCGATGTCACTACATAAGCAAGTAGCTGAGTTGATTCATAAAGGAGCAATTGTAGGTTGGTTTAAAGGTAGTAGTGAATTTGGACAAAGAGCATTGGGACATCGTTCTATTTTAGCTAACCCAACTATTCCAGATATTAAACCTAAAGTTAATAGAGTAATTAAAAAAAGAGAAGGTTTCCGGCCATTTGCTCCTATGGTACTTGCAGATGAAGCCAATAACTACTTTGAAATGTTAGGACAAGAAGTTCCTTATATGAATCAAGTATTTAAGGTTAAGGATGGTTTTATTGCAGGTTTACCATCAATTACTCACGCCGATGGTACAGCAAGAGTTCAGACAGTAAAGAGAGAATTTAATACAGACATATATTTCTTACTTAAGGAATTTAAGAAACTAAGTGGATATCCTATTCTACTTAATACCTCATTCAATTTAAGAGGTCAAACAATAGTATTAGATCCTGAAACTGCTATTAAAACATTTTACGATTGTGAAATGGATTATTTAGTTTTGGGTAGTTATATCATTAGTAAGTAAGTTTTTATTTACACAATATTTATAAAAAAGATTTATGGAAAGTGTAGACATGAATTTTCCTTTATTTAAGGGAAAAACATTTAGTGATTTGTTGGGAGATATCTATGAAAACCAACAAGCAAAAAAGAAAAACATTTCAGCATTAATTGAGGAAATGAGAAAGTTAGTTACTTCAACCAGAGATGTAGTGACTGTTGGTCCTATTATTACTCAATTGATAGAAGCTAGTATTAGTAATGATGACCACCTTATTAAGATTGCGAATATAGCACAAAAGTTAGTATTAGCAAACACTAAGAAGGCAGGTGATGAAGGTTGGTTAAGTGAAGATGATAAGAAAGCATTATTAGAGGAAATGGATGCAACTGCAAAAGAAATAACACAAAATACAGAAGATAAGATTGAAGATTTAGAATTTGAAATTGAAAACTTAAAAGAAACATTGGGTAGTAAATAATGGCTAATTTTTTCCAATCACAACAAGTTTCTGCAAATTTTGCACCTAATACAACTGGATTGCAATACGACATTGCATTGGTTCATAGTGTAGTATTGAATATAAGTGATATTAAAAATCCAATACAAGATTTAGATAAAGCATATTCTGAATTTAAAGATAGTGATTATATAGACAAAGATGGATTATATTATGGTGCTATTTATTATAGAAAGCCTGGTGCAGCGGTTGAAATAAATGAAGATAAATTATCGGTTGCATATCCTTTAAGAAGAGAGTTTTTACAAATACCCGTAAAAAATGAGACTGTAAGAATTTATAATATATCGGGTAGAGATTATTACGAAAAAATAACTCCAGAAAATTCTCCAAACTTTAATACAGATACAACATTAGTTTTATATGGATTGAAAACTACAAAGGAGACTGATGGTGGTAGTAATAGTAATTTAAACAATTATCAAGAAACTTCACAAACGGGCATAGCTAATTCGGATAAAGGTACAAATACTTCTGATAATATAAAGGATGGGTTTGGTGGTAAATATTTTAAAAGAAATATGAAAATTCATCAATTAGCTATGAATGAGGGTGATACTATAATTCAAGGTAGATTTGGACATTCAATTCGTTTTAGTGGATATATACATGATGATAAAACAAATGGAACATCTTATCCTGCAATATTAATTCGTAATGGAGAAAGTTCTAATAATCAACAAAAGAAAATATATGATGTAGTAAGTGAGGATGTAAATGGTGATGGTAGTTCAATACAAATAACATCCGGTCAATATAAAACACTTTTTAATTCTACAAATGTAAAAGTTAGTAAAGAAGCAAATTCTAACTATCCATCTTCAGATAATTTAATTGGAGATCAAATAGTAGTTAATACAGGTAGAATAATTCTTTCATCAAAAAATGCAGAGACATTTTTGTTTAGTAAAAAAACATTTAGTATCTTTACTGATGATATTGTTACAATAGATACTGAAAAGGGTTATACACTTATTTCTCAAAATGGTAATATTGAAATAAATGCTAAAAATAATAAAAATGTTATATTAGCAGTTAATAGTGGTGGTAAAGTATTTCATGGTAAAGATGGTGCAGACCAACAGGCTATCTTAGGTAACAAATTAGTAGATTTATTGGGACAATTAATCGATGCAATAGATGCTATGACAATTGCAACACCATCTGGTCCATCGGCTCCTGGTCCTATTGATAAATCACCATTTAATAATATAAAGAATCAATTGAAAGATACTCTATCTAAAAATAATTACCTTATCTAATGTGGTCACAATTCTATGATGAAGTAGGAACTAAAATGAAACAAGCCGATTGGAAATCTTCGGATGAATGGGCAAATTATTTTAGTAAGAAATATGATGAGTGTATAAAGAGAGGATTTGATAATACTACAAAAAATCCAATTAAAAAAGGTAATGTAGAATTGATGAATACACTTTTACAATCAGCAGCGGCAATTTCTTTAGCAGCTTCTAATCCATCATTTTATAGTTCATACATTACATTATTAGGAAATGCGGTTGTTGGATATTGGACGGGTTCCGAATTACAAAACACTTCTATTCCGGTATTTCCTGCACCTGGTACATTAGTTAATTTATCTGTTACTTCTAATGTTGTTACTAATCCTGGTAAATTTTCAAATGGGGTTACTCCTCCAATTACAAATGTAGATGAATTTCTAAAATTGTTTATAAGTTTAGCACAATTGCATTTAACTACAATACAAGGTAGTTGTTATACAATTTCACAATACCCACCACCATTACCACCTGGACCTGGTGTTATAAGTTGGACCGGATATAAAGTTGAAATGGGTAAATTAAATTCAACTCAATCAATTGCACCATATGAAATTAATAATGCAGATTTTAAATTAACTAATGATGAAACAATAGGTGCAGAAAACGATTTGAAAAAAGCAGATGAAACAATTGTAGAGGTTAAACAAAAACAAGCTACAAAAGAAATATCAGATGATGAAGCAGTTATATTATTAGAATCTTCATACGAAGCAAAGGAATTAGCTACTTATAAAATTTCTACCGGTATGAATGTTAGTGTTGGTGTAGATGTTGATATTTTGAATAATATACAACAGTCTACCGAAGATGATAATATTGGAAAACGAATTGTAGCATATGCAAAAATAGCAGCATCTATTCCAGTTTTAGAAACACCTGCAACTTCAAATTATGGTGGATATGTTACTACATATTTAAATGCAGTAGGTATTAATCGTCCTGCATTTTGGTGTGCAGCAGCTGTTAGTTATTGGTTTAAACAAGCAGGAGCCCATTCACCCAATTCTGCCAGTTGTGCCAAATGGAAATCTTGGGCAATTAGAAATGGATTATGGTCATCCACTCCAGTGTATGGTGCAGCTATTATTTATTCAAATGCAGCGGGTCATCCACATCACATTGGTATAGTTGCAGACCCTAACCCAAATGCACAAGGTAGAATTACATCAATAGAAGGAAATACTACGGGTGGTGGATTTAATAGAGATGGTGTAGGGGTATTTGTAAAGAATCCAAGATTAGGAGCAATTAATGGATTTATTATCCCAAAAAAGAAATAATAAATAATTATATATAGTAAAAACACAATTTATGGATCAAAAAGAATTAATTAAGGCATTAGTGAAGGTTTTAAGAGAAGATATTAAAAAAACTCTTAAAGAAGAAATTCGCAAAGCTGTACATGAAGTTCTAAACGAACAAGTTTCAGAACCTACTCAAAAACCAAGAGTAAATGAAGATTATCAATTTAAATCAAAAGATGATGGTGGTTGGGGAACAATAGATTATTCACAACGACAAGCAGCGCCAACTAGACCTATGATATCACCTGATATGTTAGGATATGGTGATGGATTTAATGATTATATGCAACCTGAACAAGCACCAGCAAGTAATTGGGGTGGTCGTGGAGATGAAGAATATGGTTCTTATTTACAAGGACAAGAAGAAGGTGGTATTCCATTACATGTTAAGGCACAAATTGCAGCACAAAGAAATCCACAGGCAACAGCTCCTGTATTAAAAGCTTTGAATAGAGATTATTCTCAATTAGTAAAAAAATTCAATAAGGGGTAATGTAAGTGGCATTTGAATTAGAAAAATCATTTGTAATTGATACACAAGATAAATCCGTTGGTTTAGCATTGCCTATTGGTGGTGCAAATAACGGATATTTTGCTGTAAATTATACTACAAAAGATCAAATAAAATCTAATTTAAAAAACTTAATATTAACTGAGCCGGGTGAAAGAATATCAAATCCAACATTCGGTACTCCATTAAGACAATTTATATTTGAACCATATGAGGAAGGTGAGTTTGAATCAAAAATTGAAAATGTTATAACAACTGCAATATCAAAGTATTTACCTTATGTTACAATTGAATCTATTATATTTGAAAATAACAATGATAACAAAGATAAACATTTGGTAAATTTAGAATTAAAATATTCAATAAACTTTTCAGCAATTCCAACAACTGATACATTAACAATTTCATTATAAAATGGCACTTAATCCAATAGATAAAAGCTGGTCAACAAATAAAAAAGATATTAAATATGTGAATAGAGATTTCACATCTTTAAAACAGGCTTTAATTGAATTTACAAAAACATATTTCGCAAATACTAATAGTGATTTTAGTGATGCATCTCCTGGTATGATGTTTATAGAACAAGCCGCTTATGTGGGTGATGTTTTATCATACTATACCGATGCACAATTAAAAGAATCCTTTATTAACATTGCAAGTAATTATTCAAACATACTTACTCACGCACAAAACTTTGGATACGTTCCTAAGATTAGTAGACCGGCTACAACTACATTGACAGTTTATCAAACCGTTCCATCTAATAATGGTGAACCGGATTTTAATTATTGTGTTAAGATTAAAGCAGGAATGCAAATACAATCACAATCAAATTCAGGTGTTACATTTATAACAGAGGATGTGGTTGATTTTACCGATGCTAATGGTAGAACGGTTTCTGTATTAACTACCGATACAACAGGCACACCTCAACTTTATTTATTAACAAAAACAGTTAAGGCGATTAGTGCAAATGTAGTAACTGAAACTTTTCCATTGGGAACATTTACACCAAATCCAACATTTAATATTGTAGATTCTAATTTTATAAAAATAATATCGGTTACTGATAATGCAAACACTTATTATGAAGTTCCGTATTTGGCACAAGAAATGGTGTATGTAAAACAACCAAATGCATCTATATATGATTCAACATTGGCAGGTAATAGTGATGTTACACCATACACATTAAAATTAGTTAAAACCAATAGAAGGTTTACTACAAGAGTAATTGATGTTGATACCGTTCAATTAAGATTTGGTGCAGCAAGTGAGACAACGGCAGATGAAATGATTGTTCCTAATACTAAAAATGTTGGTTTGGGTTTAAACAATTCAATAAATAGATTAGATGCATCTTTTGACCCATCTAATTTCTTAAAAACATCTACATATGGTATAGCACCATCCGGTATAGGAAATACTTTAACAGTAACATATCTAAGTGGTGGTGGGATTTCATCAAATGTAAAATCTAATGATTTAAGAAAAATAACAGGTATTGATTTTGATGAAGAATTATTATCTTTTAGTAATATATCATTACCTACATATCAACAATCAAAAGCTTCAATAGCAGTAGATAATTTAATTCCTGCTACGGGTGGTAGAGGTATTGAAACATTAGATGAAATTAGAGAAAATGCAATTGCAAATTATGCATCACAAAATAGATGTGTAACAGCATCAGATTATGAGGTTAGAGCGTTATCATTAGACCCTTCATTTGGTAGTATAGCAAAAGTATATGTAGAACAAGATTCTTCAGCAGATATAACTCCTACACAAAATATATTAAGAGATCCTGCTGCTAGAGCACAATTTGTAGCATTCACAAAATCTTTGGTAGGTTTAAGCGAAGCAGATACTAAAATTGCAATAGATACATTCTTACAATCTAAAGGTACTGTTAATTCAAATAATAACCCATTTGCAATCAATATGTATACATTGGGGTACGATAGTAATGGAAATCTTACACAACTTAATGATGCAACTAAAAACAACCTTAAAACGTATTTAAACGAGTATAGATTGATTACAGATGCAGTGAATATATTAGACGGATTTATTATTAATATTGGAGTTAATTTTCAAATAACAGTTTATTCAAATTATAATAAAAGTGCAGTTGTATTAGCATGTGTACAAGCCGTAACTAATTATTTTGATATTAATAATAGAAAAATAAATCAACCTATTAATTTAAGTGAATTAGAATTAGAATTAGCAAATGTTGAAGGTGTGGCATCCGTTCCTAGTGTTGAAATAATTAATATTGCACAAGATGGATATTCTCTATATACTTATGATATAAAGGCAGCAACACAAAATAAAATTGTTTATCCTTCAATGGATCCTTCTATTTTTGAATTGAAGTTTCCTAATACGGATATTAAAGGGAGAGCATTATAATGGTATTATTTTATACCGCATCACAAGATGCAACTATATATTTACAACAACCTTACCAAAATACTGGTATAGATGAAGTATTGGAAATATCTAAAGTATATTATGGCGATACACCTGATATGAGTAGAGTATTAATTCAATTTGATAACATTGAATTACCAGATGTTCCATTTAGTGCATCTTTACAATTAAAAATAACTAAAGCAGATGAAGTTCCTGCAAGATTTAGTATTGAAGCATATCCTATTAGTGGAAGTTGGGAAATGGGTACTGGTACTCGTTTCGATAATTTAACTACTAATGGTGCAACTTGGATGTATCGAAATGGTGATAATACATCAATTAATTGGTATACAACAATGAATGGTATTACCGCATCTTATTCTCAATTTGTAACAGGTGATAGTAGTGGTTGGGGAGGTAGTTGGTATACAAGTTCAATATCAACACAATCATTTAATTATAGATTAGATGATATTAATTTAGATGTTACTCAATTCTTTGAAAGATGGGCAGATAATGAATTAGTTAATAATGGAATTATATTAAAGTTTCCAACGGCAAATGAACAAGATACCGTAGATTATGGTAGTATTAAAATATTTTCAAAAGAAACCAATACAATATATCAACCTAAATTAGTAATTACTTATTTAGAAGATGATAGTATTAGTGGAAGTTTAGTGGATATTACAGATTATATTAATAGTAGTTCATATGATGTTCAATATAGAGTGTATTCTCCAAATATTAAAACATCTTATAATGAAGGACAAAAGGTAACTATAAAAGTGGATGCTAGAGAATTGTATCCGGTAAAACAATTTAATTCTACTTTTGCATATCAGGTAAAATATTATTTACCTACAACATCATATTATTCAATTATAGATACCGTAACAAAAGAAACTATAATTCCTTATTCTGATGCAAGTAGAGTAATACAAGGTGAATTTAATAATTTGGTAAAATTAAACTTAACCAACTGGCCTATTGGTAGAAACTACACATTATTGGTAAAAACAATAGATGTTGATAACGAAGAGATTTTTGAAATAGGTTCATTTGATATTTACGAATAATGGCAATAGAAACATCATACATTAATTTTAGTGATTTAAATTCAGAATCAACAATGTCTGCTAAGTTGTATATTGACCAATATGATGCAACTCAATTAGCAAATGCTATTGATATTAAAGTTACTGAATTAATTACAGGATTACCAACTGCAAGTTTAGATTTAGTTCCAAAACCTGTATATGATGCAGAAGTATCACATAGTGCAGATTTACAATTGCAAGTAAATATTTTAACAACAGATAACGATGCATTAAAATCTAGAGTTCAATCATTATTAGCAGATAGTAGTTCTTTATATACTGATAATGATTCTTTAAGAGTTGCCGCAGCTAAGTTACAAAATACAATAGATTCGGTTCAACAAACAACATTAGAATTAAGAACTAACTTAACTACATCTTTAACTAAAGCAATTAATGAAGCAACTGAAAGAACTGCATTAGAAGCAGAGAATGCGGGTTTAACGGCTCAAAAGAATGCTTTAATTAAACAGATTGATACTTTAAACAATTTATTAGCACAAGCAAATGCAACAATACAAGTAGCACAACAACAATTAAGTGCTAAACAACAAGCAGTAGCTGCGGGTGGTGTTTCTACTGGTGAATTATCCACAATAGTTTTTTCAAATGGAGATCCTACTAAGTTAATTCAACAAGGTGTAATGATATCTCAGGATTATGGTGGTGGATATGGAAGTAATGCAAAGGCAGGTCAATTTGCAGCAAGTGGTAATCCATTTGCTAGCACATATCAAACATATTTCGATGTAGTAGCTGGACCTAAAGATATATCTGTTAATATATCATTTAAAGGTGATGTATTACAATCTCCTTGGAATTTAGGAGTATCTTTACCAGTTCAATTAAAAGCAAATCAAACTCAAAGATTTCAAATGGATTCTCCATCTGCATACTTAAATCAATTACCTGGTCAAAATGGTGGTGGATTGTTTTCACATTCATCTCCAACACAATTAAATTATACTATGACTATAACAGCTACAGATATAGACCCTAATGGTAAAATTGAAAACAAAGATTTTGTAATGAGAATATATAATCATAACTAATTATGGCAATAAACGATTTCCAAAATATTGAAAATATTAATCTTAATTTAGATTCAACAGCACAATTAATTGCATCTAAAGATTTAACGATATTCAAAACAGGCGCGAAAAATATCACTGATTTTGGAATGTCTAATAATGATGTTATTGAATTTAGAATATATGATATTTCGAACAACTTATTACAACAAACAGGTGGTAATAATGTAAGATATATTCATAAAGATGATTTATCAAAATATCTATTAAGTACAACTGACCCTATTACACAAGAATTGATTTATAATATTGATGTTGAAAAATTAATTTATGAAGCAGGCTATGGTAATGGACAATTTAAAGTTTCATTTAATTTTTTAAAAAATTATTTAGGAAATGAGGATAAGAAACAAAGAGTATGGATACATGAAGTTTCACCTAGTAGAACTGAAATTAGAATAATGCCTTTATTGGGAAATGATGAAATTTTGAATCAAAAAATTACAAATAGATACAATTCTTTTTTAGATAAAGCAAATGAATTAAGAGAAGTTATTACTAATATAGAAAATACAATAGATTCAATTGAATTACAAATTAGTGATTTAATTGATAACTATTTTATTTCAACTCATGGTAAAGTGTGGTTAGATAAAGTTATAGCTGATTATAAATTTAATCATCTATCTTATACTTCATTTAAAACAAAAGTATTTAGTGATTTTAAAAATTCAGTTTACTATCAATTAAATGGTAAAGAATTTAATATTAATTCAGCTAATTATGGTAATAAAACAAATACACCATTTAATATAGATGAATTTTATAAAACAAATGATATAATATCAATATTACAAAATAGATTACATGAATCGATTGAATATAATTCATCATTTATTACACAATATGATATTCCACAAATTGTAAAAGATTATACACAATCAAAAACTGATTCACAATTATTACAATCATTATTAGATACAACTTATACAACAAAAAGTAATCTAACACAAAACGATAAATTAGGTATAGTAAATAAAACACCAGTTACAATTGATACAACACCTATTACAACAATAAAAGAAGATGTGATAGTACCTACTCATATTGCAGATCCATTGCCAGTAGAAACAACTACTCCAATATATAGTGGAGGTGGTGGAGGTTCGTATTCAAATGGAACATATTCAATGTATACTGGATTATCTAATTATATTGATTTTAATACAAACTATTTTAAATAAGGATATTTATAAGTAATGTTAGACTATTTAAGTAATTTATATTCCCAAAATATGGATGGTGCTACATACACACCATTCACTTCATTAGATGTCCTTAATAGTAGTTATGGAAATAATGGGGGTAGTATAACAAGTGGAGATAGTTCACAAATTAATACAAATACACAAATTGTTCCGCCACCTACACCAACTGGTGCAGATATAAAATTATTTTTAGATAATATAGGAACATATAAGAATCAAATTACTTTTAATGTACAAGGTCAATCTTATAATGAAGGTTCAGTATTATCAATTGATTCAAATACAATTAATGATAGTTTAGTAATTAAACCAATAGTAAATGATGGGTTTACATTAAAAAATTATTTTGAATTAAAAAAGACATTAGTAAATGATACTATACTAATTGATGGTGTATATGAGCCAACAAAAGTTCCTGGTATTACTTTAATTACATATAATGGTGATGGTTCTACACAAGCAACATCTGATTATGCTTTACCACAAACTATTGATTTGGGTTTTGATTTAACTCAAAC